CTTGTTTACGGTGGCAAATCATCATCTAAAACCGTTTCAATAGTTCAATTGCTATCAAAAGAAGCATTGGTAAAGGGAGTATCAACTATTGCATTTAGAAAAGAATCAGCAATTATCAAGACTACTTTAAAAAAATCATTCAACCTGGCACTTGATACGATGTATATCGCACCAGCGTTTACAAAGTATGATTTATCGTACAAATGCAATAACGGTGCTGAAATCATCATGAAGGGGCTTGATAGTGAAGAAAAAGCAAAGGGTATTGAATCGTACAAGTATGTTTATCTTGATGAATTAAATCACTTTGAATATTTGGAGTATGAACAGTTTGAACTATCACTCCGAGGTATTGAAGGACAAAAGATATTTGCATCATGGAATCCTGTAGATGAAAACAGCTGGGTAAAAACTGAATTGGTAGACAAAAACACATTTACCAATACTGATAAATTCGGTACACTCCCATGCCCTGACAGCTTTATTCAGATATCGGACGATGGAGGTACAATACTGATCAGAACAACGTATTTGGATAATTATTGGATTGTTGGCAGTCCTTGTGGCACTTACGGTTATCGTGATGAAAACCTGATTGCAAAGTATGAAGCTTTAAGAACTAAAAACTATAACTCATACAAGGTGAATGTATTGGGAGATTGGGGTAAAACAACCTTTGGCGGAGAATTTTTAAAACAATGGAGGTCGGAGAAACATACAGGACTGCATCCATACAACCCTAAATTAGCAGTTCATTTAATCTTTGATGAAAACGTAAACCCATACTTCCCATGTGGATTCTTTCAAGTTGAAGACGATAACAAAAGCGCACGTATGATTCACGCTATTGCGTTAAGGAATCCCGATAACACCACTAAAGCAATGGGAAGGGAGATAATTAGAAAGTTACGGTCATGGGGCCATACAGAAGCTGTCTATATCGGAGGTGATGCGACAAGTCAGAAAGATGATGTGAAGCAGGAAAAGGGGCATGATTTGTTTAGGCTTATGATGAATGAATTAGCAGAGTTTAAGCCACGTAGAGCAGTTTTGAAGGTTAACCCATCAGTGAGGGTATCAGCAGATTTTTTAAATGAAATCCTTGAAAATGAGTATTTGGGCATTAATTACAGCGTTGACAAATCGTGTAGGCTTGTAATTGCAGATTATGAGAACACTAAGGAAGATAAAAACGGTAAGGTTGATAAGAAAACAGTTACTGATCCCGCAACAAAAGTAAGCTACCAGCCTTACGGTCACTTTGTTGACATCACTAGATATTTCTTTGTGCAGACATTTTACAACGAATACATCCAATATCAAAAGGGCGGAGTTGCAACGCCTATAAAATTAGGTCGTAATTATTCAAAAAATAATTATTAGTTTTGCATAAAGTATAAAAACTTTATAAAATATACAATGTCATACATTCAAATAAGTGATTTAAAGCGACTTATCCAAGCAGATAACCTAAGCCAAATTACTGGCAGTGATGACACAGTACTAGATTATGCTATCATGGCATCAGTCATTGAGTTAAAAACATACCTCGTACAAAAATACATTGTTGATGATGAAATCAAAGATTTTAAAACATACGCAAAGTCAGCAACTTACTACTTTGGCGATAGGCTCATTTTAACAGCATCAGCATACAGCGCACTTGTCACTTATGCAATTGGAGACTTAGCAATACGTCCAACTACAACCGATGTTTACATCTGCATCAATATCACATCAGGTGCATTCGAGCCAAACGATTGGACCCTGTTAGGTGCAAATAATTCAATGTACTACACGATACTTCCACCAACATACACAGCATTCAACTACTTAACATTCTATCGAAAGGATGATAATGTTTACTATGCCGGTAAGAAGTACACAGCGAAGCAAGACACTCCAATATTGACACAACAAGAAGCCTTGCAATATGGCAATACTTCTAATTTGCCACTCCGTAATGTATTCCCAAATGCTGACAATAGTTCTGCTTATTGGACTGATAATGGAGCTTACACTATTCCCAATCAGCTAATCACAAACGATGGAGTATTCACAGCTGGAGACAATCGTAATCATCAGTTAGTAAACATCTGTATTGACATTGCCCTGTATCACTTGCATAGCAGAATAGCACCACGTAATATCCCTGATTTGCGTGTAAAACGTTATGACGATGCAGTGTTATGGCTTAAAAGAATATCAAATGGTGATTTAACAGCCGATTTGCCACTTATACAACCAAAGTCAGGCGCACGTATCAGATGGGGAAGCGCAACAAAACAAGTAAATAACTACTAAACATGGGGAAATTATCAACTGCAGGCACTTTTTTTATGAATCGTTTTTTTGGAAGTGCAGACCCAAAGAAAAACGTATCTACCAAAATCGTATCGGTTGGGTTAAACCGTGTTAGGCAGGATATTGAAAGCTGGCGTTTAGCGATTAAAGAAGCAGAGACATCATACTTTCAGCAACGTGTTAAAATGCAAATATTATTTGCTGACACGGTCCTTAACGGTCATGTTTTCTCATGTATGGATAAGCGCAAGAAACTGACACTGCAAAGAGATTTTGAAGTAAAGATAAATGACAAAGAAAGTGAAGATTTAGAAACAATACTTAAATCAAAGTGGTTTGCTGACCTCGTTTCGTACATGCTCGATGCTCAATTTTACGGTTATTCGTTGGTTTCGTTAGGGGATTGTATCGATAGTAATTTTCCCGAAATGACACTTATCAAAAGAGAGAATGTAAGTCCTGACAGGCTTAATGTTGCAGCGTTCCCCTATATGCTCACTGGCGATCAGTTCATGGAGGATCCTTATTCGACATGGCATATTTACGCAGACACCCCAAGCGAAAACGGTCATTCAAGATGCGGTTATGGCTTACTGTACAAAGTAGCCATGTATGAAATCATTTGTAGAAATTTGATAGGTGCTAATGCGACTGCTGCTGAATTGTTTGGCATGCCTTTACGACATGGCAAAACCAATAAGACAGAGGAAGACGAAAGACAAGCGTTTGCCGATTCTTTATCTGCTATGGGTTCTGCTGGATGGGTAGTGACAGACATGGAGGAAGAAATTGAATACATCCAAAATTCAACAGGCGCGTCAGGGTATCAGATTTACGAAAATCTTGAAAAGCGATGTGAAGCAAAGATTAGTAAATTAATCCTTGGCCATGCTGATGCTTTAGATTCTATACCTGGCAAGTTAGGCAATGATGGAGAGGAATCCCCAGCATCAAAATCACTTAAAGAAATCAAAATAAGTGACGGAGCTGTGATTGAAAACATAGTCAATAATCAATTGTTTCCTAAACTTAGACAGATAGGCTTCAATATTCCTGATGGTGCAAAATTTAGCTATAGCAATAATGATGAAAGGGAGGAAAAGAAAGCTAAAAACAACGCAAGCAATAAAACCATTGCAGAAATATCGCAAATCATGGCACAAGGTGGTTTAAAAATGGATGCTAAATATTTCGAGGAGCAAACAGGCATCCCGACCACAGAAGTAGAAACACCATCGGAAGACCCGAAAATATTTAATAAAAACGTTCAGAATAAACTAAACGAGCTGTATAAATAATTGAAATACACATCAAAACAAATCGACAATTTCCTTCATGGCATTGAAGATGGTAGAATAACAATGTATAATCTACCTGATGATTTGTATGTGGCCATCACTGAGCATCTAAAGAAGGGAGTGTTCAAGGGGTTTGGTAGTAATTTGGTAAATGTATCAACACAAGACTTTGACCTATTAAAAAACCTGACTGAAAATGTTTACATGTTTGGTGCTGCTAAAACGTATCAACAAGTAAAAGAGATTAGCTCTTTACTCGTTGATGAAAACGGTAAGGTGCGCACATCAAGAGAGTTTAACAAATTAGGACGTGAAAAGTTTAGTACATGGAATGATGATTGGGGTAAAACGGAATACAATACAGCAATCGGTCAGGCGCAAATGGCATCCAAATGGGCGGAGATAGACAGGCAAAAGGATATCATGCCAAACCTTAGATATTCGGCTATTGGCGATGCATGCGCTATCTGTAGACCATTAGACGGACTGACAGCTCCTGTAAATAGTTCAATTTGGAATAAAGTAAGCCCTTTAAATCACTTCAATTGCTTTTGCGTGTTACTTCAAGAAGACGAAAACGTAAAGCTTACAAAGAATCCCGAATCGATTACAGGACCTGTAGAAGCAAAGATGAATGATGTGTTTTTGCATAACCCATACAGAACAGGTCAGGTATTCCCCAAAGATCACCCTTATTTTCAAGTACCCAAGAAAGACAAGGCATTTGCAAAGAAGAATTTTGGACTTGATATACCTGATTTAAACGAATATAAAAAAGGAAACGATTAACCCATGGCAGTAGCAATCATCAATAGAGAAAAAAGAAACCCAGTTGCAGACACAATACTTGCAGCGGTTCAACATTATGCACGATTTAACAGGTATATCGATGTAATTGAATTAGAGAAAATTAGATGGCATATTTTTAAAAATTGGGTAATGAGCTTTGATAGTGCGCTAGAAATCAGGGATGAAGTTCAATTTCAAGACATAACAGTAAAATTGGGTAGTAAATTTCAATTAGAGCCTATGAAGATTACTTTGAAAAAATCATTATTAGATAACCCTTTAACCCTTCATAAAAGTGGCAACTAGCAATAGATTTAATTTCGATAAGGTGAAACAAAACTTAGAGCGCACAAAACGTGAGCTACCTGTACGATTGGCCAAACAAGCAGAGAACTATTTTACATCATCATTTACAAAGCAAGGATTTGAGGGTAGGAAATGGAAAGAAGTAAACAGGCGTATTCCCGGCACGTATGAATATAAATATCCAAAATCAAAAGGACTTACGAGACGAACAAAACCAATACTTGTCGGCACAGGTGCCCTAAGACGTGCAACATCGAACAGTATAAGGAATGCAACATGGAGCATCGTTAAATTGCAAGTAGATTTACCTTATGCTGATGCTCATAATGAAGGAGATGGAAACATGCCAAAGAGAACGTTCATGAAGCAAACGAATGAACTTACTGTAATGCAGGATAAAACAATTAAAACAGCAATAGACAGAATATGGGCTTAAAATTAACGATACAAGATTTTGCAACTAAGTTAGGTACTATTCAAGTAGTGACCCCTGACGGAGTAACGCAAAGCTTATTTGTAAGAGTGTGGAATAATCAGCTCGAACAATTGAAAGCTGGCGAACTTGAAGCGGTACCATTTCCATCATGTTTTATTGAGCCTATCGTATCACAATCGCAGCATGGGGCCATAGGTCAAGGAGTTTGCGGATTTAATATACTCTTTAGAGTTCATTTACTTCATATCAATTACAATACAGAAGGGAGCTTTGAGCAAAACCTCGTAGTGTTTGATTTGAGAGATAAGGTCATTAGAACAATGAATCGTTACAAACCTCTTATGTGTGGACCAATCGACAAAATCAGTGAAGCTTTAGATTTTGAGCATGATAATGTTTATCACTACACAATAGATTTTAATACTCATTTTGTGGACTTAACAGGAAGTGATCAAGATGATGAAACAGGTAATTATACAGTATCTGTACCTCCTTTGAATCTTATCATCAACCCTGATGGCCCAAGCTATTTTGATGTGAATAGTTTTGCATCATTCACACAAGAACCTTCATGTCAAGGCGGTGGCACTGCATTTTTTACGGCAATTACATTCAATAAACGAATGTTTTTTGAGAATGGCACAAAAATAAGGCTTGATATTACACCATCGAACACGATTACAGATATCGCTGTCACTGGGGATGGTTTCACCTTTGATGACCAATCAAACGAGGTTACAATAACGGATGTAAATGCTTTTTGGATTATAAATATAGCTATCAATTTGCTCAATCCACTTTGTGAGCTTACATCAGAACTGACAATAGTAGTAGCAGATTATGAAGGACTTATAAATCAAGGAGTAAAAGGAACGCAACAAACATTTAATCAAACATTCACACCACAAATTTAACCTATGGCACGTACAGTAGCAGAATGCAATCAATATATCGTAGACAACTTAGTATTACAATTCGCAACGGTTGGAATTACTATCAATCCAACGCTATGGAGCAAACGTAATTTTTTACGCTTGATTTGCTATTCCTTTGCCATCGCACAAGCATTATATGAGCAATTGGCAGACAATAGCATTGCTGAAATGGAAGATATACAGAACAAATCAGCAGCAGCAACAAAGCCATGGATTCAAGACAAGATGTTTAAGTTCCAGTATTCAGCTACAAATCCACAATACGTTCAAATTGTCAATGGCGTTCCCGAATACCCAACAGTGGATGAAAATTTAAAAATAATCACAGCGTGTGCAGTTACTTCAACAGTGGTTCAAAATGTAAATGTAAAGGTTGCGAAATCTGACCCATTTGTCGCACTGTCAGCACCCGAAATAACAGCGGCACAAGATTACATTGATACGATAGGAGTTGCAGGTATTAACTACAATGTCATTAGCTTAGATGCTGACAAAATATGGATAGTTGCTGATATATGGTTCAAAGGTAGCTATAACGCTATCATACAAACAACTGTAATAGATGCCCTCAATGCTTTTTTACTTAATCTTTCAAAGACTGATTTTAGCGGATTTATTTACGTTGCTGATATTATCAATTGCATCAAGGCTGTAGAGGGAGTAAACGATGTAACGCTTAACGATGTACAATGTAGGTCCGATGCACAAGCTTTTGGCGGTGGTATTGACCTTGTAATTGGTGCAGATGTAGTATTAAGAAAATACCCATCAGTGGCAGGTTACATCATCCAGGAGGACACAGTAGGTCAAACATTTGCAGACACATTAAATTTTATAGCTGAATAATGAGCATATACAATATTTCACTTAGTAAAATAGTATCTGATTTGCTTCCCCCAAAGAAGCGAACAGATGACAACAAATCTTTGCTTTCGGGTTTGTTTTCTGCATGGCATAGGCGCACACAAGATTTGTATGATTACAAGCGTGGTAGTGGCTATACACCTTATGTTGCAGGTACTTACAATAAATACGACTTAGTGATATTTGAAAAGGCAGTATATGAATGCTGGGTAGATGGCACTACTACAGCTCCAACAGATTCAAGCTCATGGAAACAGTTAAACAAATCGTTTATTGGAGTAAATGAAAGGCAATACTTCAATGGCAATAAACTTGTACTTGAATACGCTTTGAATAATTGGTTTGGTACAACATTTAGCAACCCTCCCACTCTATCTGATATTTACATTACTAACAATGTGAATTTAACCCCTACTTTCAGAGTAGGTACTACAGAAGCCAAAAGCTCGGCGGTTGGACTTCTTACATCAAATCAGTTCGTACCGGTTGATTATTCAGCTAATACCCCACAACCATCATTTGCCATCAATGTACCAATAGCATTCTATACGTCACTTGGAGCCAATGCAGAACAGATAATCAGGGATTATGCTGATAAATATGTCGTTACCTCAATCACTTATGAAATTATCACTTATTAAAAAAAACTAAATGAAAACTTTACTTACATCAAACATCACAGCTACAGCGGAAATGCCTATCAAACAAGGCACATTGAATTTTTTACAAGCAGCGCACAAGGAAACAAATGATGTGCTTGCTACAGCATTAATCGGAAAGGCATACAACAGTATCAGTCAATGGGCGATTAAGGGCGTTAAGAATGTAGGCGTATATCCAGCATTCGACATTTCAGCAGGTTGGATTATGTACAACGGTACGATGTATCAAGTGGATGCTACTGCATTTAATCCAGGGTTTGCAAATACAGCGGTTGCATCCATTGTAACAACATATCAGACAGCGGCGAATGCAGACCCTGTAGAGTTCACAGATGGCAATCCTCATAATGTACACGAGATTAAAAAGATTCGATTTGCTGCAGGTGTGAGTGGTAGTGGATTATTTGATTATGCTGATCTTAATTTTTGTGAAATAGAAAATAGTACGGATGTTACTTATGGTGCTATGTGGGACGCAGGCGCAGTCGGTGTAAAGGCAAGGTATAGAAAAAATAGAGACGGTCAGGTAATATTAGAAGGTTTGGCATCGGCAAACGGAACGCCAGGTATAGCCGATACCGTATTGACATTGCCAGCAGGATATAGACCGCCAACTGATTTGTATATGCCCTTAACTGCATATGACGGTAGTACATTTTATGCAGGTTGGTTAAGAATAGAAACAAATGGAGTTGTTACTGCATTTAGCGCAATTGGTACTAACTTTGCAAATGACGACTTAATATTTTTCGGTCATACTTTTTATAATTTCTAAAATCAAACACAATGAAAAAGCTAATTTTAATTTCAATCATTTTACTTACAATGTCATGTTCAAAAAAATGCAATCAAACACTTGATGGGTTTATTGCATCTAATCCATACCCTTACGCAATGGGGAATGCAAACGTGATAGCATATGAACAATTGGATTGTGATATTTACAAGATCACAGCCGAGTTAAAATCAGGAGGTACACGAATCATTTTCATGAAATTTAACCACGAAATTATAAGTGAGCAATAAACGCAAACAAGAAAACAGGGCGGTTACTTATTTGAAACCATCCTACAAAAAATTATTAAACAATTACGCTGATGTAAACGAAATCAGTAAAAGTGAAGCGTTAGAAATAGCGGTAAAGGTCATGTTTGACACTATGCCAAAGGAACAGAAAGTACAGTACACCAACCCACAAAAAAAGCCACTTAAATAAGTGGCTTTTCCTTTCACAATAAAAACAATATATGCTAGAATTAAAATCAATACAAAGATAGTATTAATTTTATATTTAATACATTTTTTATACAAATTATAAAATAAGCGTGCCACATTTGCCACGTCCGAATATCATAATTCTACTTTTGAATTGTGAATTACTGCAAAAATCCAGAATCAGACGAACCAATAATGCTTCTTAACCGAGAAATCGGGCAAGACTATGGCATGATTGACGCTGCATTGTTCCAAGAAGAATTAATGGAGCTTGATAATATGGGTAAAAAACGTATTCAGGTATGGATTAACTCCCCTGGTGGTTTAGTTCTCGATTCATACAACATCTACAATGCTATTTTAAAATCAAAAACCCCTGTAGATACTTACAATGTGGGTATCGCTGCATCTATGGCAGGTGCTATTTTCATGGCAGGTCGTAAACGCTACATGTCAGACTATGCACGTCTTATGATGCATCCTGTAGGTAATAGCACAGATAGCAAACAGTATTCAACATTGATGGATTCAATCAGCACTATGCTTTGTTCAAAATCAAAATGTAGTGAGGACGATGTTAGACACATGATGTCTACAACTACATGGTTGACAGCATCACAAGCCTTTGAAAAAGGTTTCTGTACTGATATCGAAAACACATCTACATCAAATTCAAAATATGCCAAACACGATGCTACAGCATTATGGGAGGTTGCAAATTCTTTAATTATTACAACATCAAAATCCATTAAAATGAAAAAAGTAGCAAACCTGCTTAACCTCAACGAGGACGCAAACGAACAAAGCATCGAATCTGCTGTCAATAACTTGATTCAAGAAAAAGCCACATTAGTAGAAGCCACAAACAAGGCGGTTGCTGATAAAAAAGCATTGGAAGCGCAATTGGCAGAAGCTAAAAACGCTGTAGTTGCTATTCAAGCACAACTTGATACAGCAAATGCAACAGCAAATGAAGCGGTTCAAATGGTAGCTGAAAACAATGCAACAGCATTAGTAGAATCGTTTAAATCTCGTATTGGTGAAAAGCCAGAAGTGATTGCCATGTGGACCAACTTAGCTAAAAATGACATGGATGGCACTAAAGCAATGCTTGAAGATTTGCCAGTGAATGTGCAAGCTCCAAAAATGGAAACAAGCAGTCCGAAAGCAAGCGGTTCAGCACAAGCAGTGATGATAGAAATTCAAAACCGTTTAAAAAACAAAGCATAAAAATAACCCACTAAATAAAATTTATAAAATGAAAAACACAACTCGTATTTTATTCTCGCTCATGCTCATTGCCTTTGTGGCGTTTTCAGCAAACGTATTATTTGGTGCCGACCCTGGTTTGGTATCATTATCATTGCTCGGACTCGGAGCCGTTAAAGCTTTGTTTTTACCTGATTTTCAAATGCCATCAAACATGGCTTATGATTTTGTCATCAGTGATACCACTTATGCAGGTGAAGCCGCTACAAGGTTTATCGTTAAAGCCATCACCAACAATGAAACTGTACAAGGTGGCCATGCCTATGTAAAGGACGGTATTAAGAAGAAATTTACAATACCTCGTTTAGCTGGTACTTATACAGCATTTATCCAAGCAAGACAGGCAACACCTGTTAGTGCTGGTACACTTACTGTAGACGGTAAGGTATTAGAACCTGCTGATTACATGATCTACTTTGAATTTAATCCACGTGATTATGAACAACATTGGTTTGCAACACAGTTGAATCCTACCTTAATTGATACTACTTTACCTGCAACTCCTGAATCACAAGTGGTTCAAGAAATCTTGAAGTATCATGACAGATATATCAACGAATCGTTTTGGAAATCAAAAACCACAGGTTCGGCTCCATTTGCTTTTTACAATGGTTTTATTAAAAAAGCTGTTGATGATGCTGATACCATAGACGTTCCAACGCCTACAACTATTTCAGCAGCAAATGTACAAGCGGAGTTTCAAGAAGGTTACGACCTTATCCCTGCAGCTTTAAAATATGATCCTGCAATGAAAATCTATTGCTCTTATGGCACTTATGATTTTTATATGCAATCACAAGTTGCACAAACTTACAAAGGTGGTGACATTACAGGCGCTGGTTTGTCAAACAAATTCAGAGGGCTTGAAGTTGTTAAAATCCCTGACTTCCCTGCAGACGTTTACTTAATCGCTAAGGGTGCACCCGATGAAACCTCAAACCTTTGGATTGGTATGAATAGCACAGAAGATGCCAAAATCGAAATGGCAAAATTACAAGCAAATAGTGAGTTATTCTTTATGAAAATGTTGATGAAGGTTGATGTTCAAATTGGATGGGGAGCTGAAACAGTCCTTTACGGAACAATCTAAAATCTATCAATTATGTATAGCGACAAACTGAAAGAATACTTAGTAAACAACCCTGAAAGAAAGGTTGTTTACATGAACGACAAGGGCGGTTGGTTACTTCACCAACGTGTCGAATTTCCTAACGAGGTGACCAGGGATGAAATCCTTGGTGAAGCCCCGGCAAAGAAAGAAGCCCCGGCAAAGAAAGAAAAAGAATCTACAAACCCCTCTAAAAAATAATCATCATGAGTACATCAGCAAGATTTACCGGCACAGCGGCCACCGATAACACAGGACGCAGAGAATCGAAAGACTATCAAACACCAGCATACGCTGCATCTATTGCAATTACAACAAAAGATACAGCATCTGACACACTTGTAAAAGTGGCACAGCTTACAGGTGCGCTTACTTTGACTGCAGGTGTAGGCACTTCAACAACAGGTCCATACGTAGGTGATAAAATGACAATTTTGTTTGGTACCGATGGTACACAAAGAATTGTAACCCTTTCCACAGGCTTTATCAGTTCTGGCACTGTTACCATCCCTGCATCAAAATTCGCTTGTGTTAAAGCTGTTTTTAATGGCACAGCATGGCAAGTAGTAAGCAGAGAAATCACAGCATAATTTAACCTTTTAAATCATTCACTGTAATGAATTTACCAAACATAACATTTATCAAAGGACAGGGCGGCTTAGGCCGTCCTTTGCCAGGTCAAGACTACGTGAGTGGTTTACTATTCTATACAGCTTCTCTCCCATCAGGATTTACATCAGGTGCAAGAGTGAAAGCTTTGTACTCAGTTGCAGATGCAGAAGCCGCTGGAATAGTTGATACGTATTCAGATGCCACAGCATCAACAATGACGTACGAGATCACCACATTAGGCGCAACAGGTGACATTTTTAAATTAACCGTTGCTGATATCGCAGAAGAAAACGGAGCAGCGCAAACGCAAACCTTGTGTGAGTACACAAAGGTTGCAGGAGATAACACTATTGCCGTATTAGGCGCATCAATCGCGGCGGCTATCAATGCACTAACTGTAAGTACAGGCTATTCAGCATCATTTGCCACGGCTACACTAACAGTGACAGCTCCAAAAAGATTAGGTATTTATCTTAATAGTGGTACTCCCTATACCGTTACCATCACTGGTACTATTGCAGGTACATTAACGCAAAATGTAGTTGCAGGGGTTGCGTCATTATTGGCTATTTACCACTATCATGTGTCGGAGTTCTTTCGTATCATCCCTAAAGGGGTATTGTACATTGGATTCTATGCGGTGCCATCACCATACACATTTACTGAAATTACACTGATGCAACAATTTGCAGAAGGTGCGATTCGTCAAATTGGTATTTATAAAAACGGTGCTGCATTTGCCACAGCCGATTTAACAGCTATCAATACTGTTTGCGTTACAAACGATGGAAACAAACGCCCATTGTCAGCTATTTATGCAGCGGATTTGATGGGTACTGCAGACATCAGCACATTAACTGATTTGTCAACATTCAGCAATAACAAAGTATCTGCACTCATCGCACAAGATGGTGGCGGATATGGTTACTTCTTATCTCTTACATATGCAAAATCAATCACAGCCTTAGGTGCTGCACTTGGTACCGTTGCAAGAGCGAAAGTAAGTGAGTCAATTGCCTGGGTAGGTCAATTCAATGTCAGCAATGGGACGGAGCTTGAAGTACTTGCTTTCAGCAATGGCAAATTGTTTTCTGATACATCGGTTACGGATTCATTGTTAGAAGCTTTGAATTTGAAACGATACATTTTCTTAAAGAAATTTGTTGGAGCGTCAGGTTCATGGTTTAACGATAGCCATACAGCTATCATCCAAACTTCTGACTATGCTTACATCGAAAACAACAGAACCATTGACAAGGCTATCAGATTATTGTATAGTGCTTATTTGCCTTACTTGAATAGTCCTATTCAATTAAATGCCGATGGTACAATATCAGACAATACAGTGGCCATGCTTGAAAACGTTGGAGATGTAGCACTTGACCAAATGTTAAGAGATACGGAAATAAGCGCAAAACAAGTAGTTATTGACCCTGTACAAGATGTACTTGCGACATCTACGTTAGTAGTTGCTGTAACGCTTGTAATCAACGGTGTAGCAAGATTTATTAATATCCCAATCGGATTTAAACCCTCAATTTCTTAATCATGGTACCATTAATTAACGGAGTTGCGCACTCCTGGAACAATATCAATTTAATTTTATTCGGAACTCCTGTAATTGGCATCACTTCAATTGAATGGAGTTCAAAGCAGGATATCAATGATAATTACGGAGCAGGTCCTATACCGGTATCTCGTGGTTATGGCAAAAAAGAATATTCGGGAAGTATTGAATTATACTACGACACATGGCGCGATATAATCAACAATGCACCAAATAAGGACCCATTGGATATTCCTTACTTTGATATACCTGTAACCTTTGGCGGTACTGTTACCCCTTCTGTTGTAGTGCTTAAAGCATGCAACTTTTTAGAAGCTCCTGTAGCAGTTAACCAAGGTGATACAATGATCAAGGTTAAAATCCCTTTACGAATTGCATTAATCGAAAATAAATAATTGTATGGAAGTCAAAGAATTTAAAGAGCTGACACAAGCAGAACGTGATCAGTACACGCAAAGAGCCGATGAAATCGCAAAGGAATTGAATTTAAGCAAGGTATATCCTGCAGTATTTGTCAATCCTGATACAAACGAGCGTATTGTTTGCTTCATTAAAGAGCCTAACTACATGATGAAGCTTGTGGCACTTGATAAGGCTGGTTCCATTGGTTTGATTATGGCTGCAGAGGAATTGCGTCAAAACTGTACACTTACAGAGCATTCAGACGCTATCACTTATGGTGATACTCCTGCATGCGACCCTTACAAGTTGGGGGTGTGTAATTATATCGTTTCAAATTTAGTAAGCAGTTATGTAGATCAGTATAAAAAAAAATAGAAGCCTACAAAATTACGGATAGCCTCGAACACGGTGTAAGAAGACAAACTGCATTGATTCGAGGCTATTTACATGTAAACCCGAAAGACTTAACAGAAGATGAATTTATAGAAGCATGGGAACAAACAAAATATTATCTAAAAACCGTTCATCAAGTGGACTTTAAATAATGCCAACAAACGTACAATACATATTATCCCTTAAAGATCAGTTCACAGCAGTAATAAACACCGCTGATGCATCAGTTCAGAAATTAGAAGGCTCTATGATGGGCTTAAAGGGAATTATTGCCAGTACATTTTCAGTCTATGCGGTTTCCTCATTTGTTCGCTCAATGGTTGAAGCAGGTAGCAAGGTAGAAGATGCTCAAACAGGACTTACAACATTACTTGGAAATGCTAAGGATGCATCACGTGTGATTCAAAACACGATGGAAGATGCAACCAAAACCCCATTTGCTTTTGAGGGGTTACTCAACGCAAATAAAGCTTTAATTTCAGCAGGCGTAAACGCTGACAACGCAAGACAGGACGTTCTCAATTTAGGTAATGCCATAGCCGCTACAGGTGGTGGTGATGCAGAACTACAACGAATGGTTGTGAACTTGCAACAAATCAGCAATACAGGCAAGGCTACAGCATTAGACATCAAACAATTTGCGTATGCAGGTGTAAATATTTACAAGGTACTTGAAGCTGCAGGAATAAAAGCAAATGCCAAAGGTGAAGAATCTGCAATTACTTATGAGCAAATCACCATGGCTTTAAAAAGAGCGCATGAAGCAGGTGGCATTTATTACCATGGACTTGAAAACATGGCAAGCAATACATCGGTTAAAATATCAAATTTGGGTGATGCTGTATTTCAATTAAAGGTAAAAATGTTCAATGATTTGAAGCCAGCTATTGAAGGAGTGTTGACAGGATTGTTCAAATTGATTGAGCATTTAAAAAATGGTTGGAATTGG